ACTTTAAATACAGTGATGATAATTTAAGCTTAACAGTTACTTATTACAGCAATTCCTTCAAAGTAGGACAAGTCTGGCGCACATGGAGCGGTACTAAAGTAAAGATAAAAGAAATAAATAATAAATACATGCTAGTAGAAACTGTCGAAAAGCCAAGTGTGTTGATGAGTTACGAACTAGACGGAACTTATCCTGAAGTACCAGAGTTACAGTTATACTGCGAAATCAAGATATAAAGGGGTGTAAATTGTCATGTAATACAATAACTTTTAAATATTATAAGGAATTAGACAAAGTAGCCATTTATAAAGAAAACGGTTGGAATAGAATAGGTATTATCGAATTAGACAAGCTAAACGAAACACTGGAGAACTGGATCAATGAGCAGCGAAGTAGATCAAGTACTGAATGAGCGCGGAGAGAACTATGGTAGTTATAATACTCACAGTATAGTTACAGAGGGTATGATGGCAACATTAGAGATAGCAAGTAACTATCAAGAACTACCTAAACATCTTAAACACACTTTCAGATTAATTATAGATAAGATGGTAAGAGCAGCTAATGGTAATTGGAGACATCGCGACAATTTAGTTGATATTATCGGATATACTACATTATCATTAAACGAATTAGATAGAGAAACCTACGTTAATAGCTTACTAGAGAAGGATGGTGAATAATGAGTCTATGCGGAATTACGGCACGTAATGAGGAACAAGCTGAGCTTATACAATCATTAATGAATAAGAATGTAAGGTTGACGCTGATAGACGGGGCTTTAGGATCAGGTAAAACACTTATAGCTACCGCCTTTGCTATGCATTTATACTTAGGCAATGAACGTAAACTAAAAGCAAATAAGATAATTATAACTCGCCCAATCGGCAAAAACATACTAGGTACACTACCAGGTGATGAGATTCAGAAAGTATTCCCGTATTTAGGTGGATTTACAAGTGCAGTTGAGGTTATAAATGAGACGCAAGTAGGTGCTTATAGAGCCTTTGAAGACGGCATAAGAACTGGACTATCTCTATTTAACTTTGATAGCAAACAGTTTAAAATGACGTTTTCACAGGATTATATTGAGGATCATATACTTGTTAAATCATTGGATACAGTCAACGGCTACAGCTTTAAAGATGCAGTTATATTAGTCGATGAAGCACAGAATGCACCGCTGCAAGACTTGAAAAAGATAATTGGACGCGCTAGCGAGAATACTCGAGTAGTATTAATGTTTGATACTAGACAGAAAGAGTTTAAGAATGAGCAAGACGGATGTGAGAAGTTGATCGAAGCAGTCATGAACTACGGTGATCCTGAGCTTATAAAGTATCATAAACTTACAAAGGTAGAGAGAAGTAAGTTGGCAGAATTTGCAGACAAACTATAAGGGCATCATCATGAAAGAACATAAAGATATATACGATAAAATGGTCGAGGATAGAATCTTGTTCTTGACTGGCGAGACAACAGCGCAAAGATGTAGCAGTATAGTAGCTCACTTATTATACTTAGACTCAATAAACAATGAGGATATAAAGTTATACGTGGACTCTGGAGGAGGAAGCTGTAGTGCGGGGTTAAGTGTAGTAGATACTATGCGCTTGATTAAAAGCGACGTATCAACAGTAGTCGTAGGTATAGCAGCTAGTATGGGGGCAGTCATTGCAAGCAGTGGAGCCAAGGGCAAGCGCTTTATACTACCGCATAGTGAGTATATGATTCATCAGGTACTATCAGGTACAAGTGGACAGGTGAGTGATATGATCATTGACGTGGATCATGCTAAGAAAACATACGATAAACTATTAGATATACTGGCAGAGAATACAGGTCAGAAGTTACCTAAGCTTAAGAAAGATTGTGATAGGGATTACTGGTTAGACGCTGAGGCAAGCGTTAAGTATGGGCTAGCAGATGAGGTATTGAGATGAGTTATGACATGACATTAACACCAATGGGCATCATCGCCAAGCGAGTAGCTAGGGATAATAACTGGGCACCTTACAGCAAGGCAATCAATCCGTTCAGCAATCAACCCAGATCACTTACATTAGAATTTGCTAGCGAGTATCTTAATGAATTAAGCAGGCATGAAAGAGAAAGAACAGGGTATTATTAATATGGACAACTGGGAAGAAATATTTTACTATGAGAACGGTAAACTATACTGGAAGGTAAGTCCAAACAGTAGGATAAAAGTAGGGAGCGAGGCAGGAGGTGTAAAAGGTAATGGATATAGACAAGTTAAGTTTAAAGGTAACTATTACCAAGTACACAGGATAATATACGAAATGCACTATGGTTGTATCCCTGATGGAATGCAGATTGATCATATCAATAGAGTAAAGGCAGACAATAGTCTTAATAATTTAAGAATAGTGACTGTTCAAGGTAACAGTTTTAATCAAAAAGCTAAAGGATACTTCTTTGATAAGGTTAGGTGTAAGTATAGGGCGCAGATAACCTTAGACGGTAAGCAAACCTACCTCGGTCTCTACAATACTAAAGAAGAAGCTAGAAAGTCTTACTTAAAAGCTAAAGATGGGTTACATAGTATAAAGGACAGATAAGGTATGAAAGATTATAACAGAGGGGCTGTAGTTGGACGCGAACAATGTCCTCAGTGTGCTTCACTAGGGCAAGATAGAAAATCAGACAACTTAATAATATATGATAACGATTCTAAACACTGTTTTAAATGCAACTATCATGTGTTTTCAGATGATGAGGAACCTTCTACGGGCATCATCGTGAATCCAGATTTAATAAAAGGTAGTTACGTTGATCTTGGCAGTAGAGGTATTACTAAAAGCACATGTGAACACTTTGGGTATACAGTAGGTAAGGACAAGAGAGGTAGTCCTATACATATAGCCAACTACTATGATAATAATGGGCAGCTAGTAGCGCAGAAGATAAGAGGTAAAGATAAATCATTCTCTTGCTTAGGTGATATGCGATCCGCGTTACTGTTCGGACAGCAACTATATGAGCCAAAGGATAACGTATTCATAACAGTAACAGAAGGGGAGCTAGATGCTTTAAGCGTAGCTGAAACACAAGGTAAGCAATTCCCTGTGGTTAGTATACCTTCAGGAGCAGGCGGAGCAAAGAGAGAATTAAGTAAACACTTAGAATACTTGTCAAAGTTTAAGCATGTTGTATTACTCTTCGATCAAGATGAAGCAGGACAGAAAGCAACTAATGAATGTATACCATTGTTCGAGGCAGGTAAGGTACGAGTAGCTAAGATACCGTTGAAAGATGCCAACGATATGATTAAGGCAGGCCGAGGAGCTGAGCTTAGAAGCGCACTATTCAACGCTAAGGAGGTCAGACCTACTGGACTACTGTCAATAAAAGAAGTCCTCGAGAAGGGCTTGGAACCGCCTGCAATGGGGCTTCCATGGGGCTTCCATAGATTAGATGAGATTACTTACGGTATGCAGAAGGGTGCTCTGTATACTATATGCGCAGGATCAGGCAGTGGTAAGACTATCTTCCTCCGAGACGTAGTGGCATCATTGATTTTAAATAAAGGTATTAAGTGTGTGGTTATGTCCTTTGAACAGACAAGTAAGGACGTACTACTGAGGATGTCAGGGTATAAGATGAATACAATCTTACACAGACCTGGCGTTAACTTTAACTTAGATGAGGTAGAGAAAGCATTAACATCCTTTGAAGATAAGTTATTCATACATAATAATGAAGACTTACCAACCCCTGATAGTTTATACACCAAGCTTAGATACTACGTTAAGTATACAGGCGCTGAGGTAATAACGATAGATAATATTACTGCACTTGCAGCAACTATGAAAGACGAGAGGCAGGGTATTGATAAGTTAATGGCGGAGCTAGGAAAGGTAGCTGTGGAATTAAATGTTACCATCATAGTAGTATCCCACTTATCCAAGCCTGAGGGGCGTAGCTTTGAGGAAGGCAGGACTGTAACGGCATCATCGTTAAGAGGCTCCCAGTCTATTATGTTCTGGTCTTCTATGATACTTGGACTAGAAAGGAACAAGTTAGCAGAGACAGAAAGTGAAAGAAATACCTTGACAATTAGGGTATTAAAGGATAGATTTACAGGGGAAGCGGATGGTAAGACTGTTCAACTTAGGTATGATCAGGATACTGGAAGGCTGACAGAGTGGTTAGATAATTTAGAGGATGTGATATGAGAACTTACAATGCTATAACATACTTACAGAGTATACACGGGCATCTTCGAGAGCTTGAGGCTATATTAGATATAAAGATAGTCTGCTTCGAAGTACATCCTGAAGGTGTGTATATAAATGTACACAGCAGTAGAGACTTAGATAAGATAGGATTAGGTAAGGCTAAGCCAGAAGAAGTAGTTAAGAATACAACAATGAATATTGATGGAGTGGAGTATCAGTTCTATACCTTTGATAGAAAGGAGTAGTATGAAGTACGTAGTATTAGATATAGAAACAAAGGATCCCTATATAGATAGGGGTCTGGGTAGTGGATGGGTATATAAACATCATCAACTACCTAACTGTGACTATAAATTATTAGGCACTGCTTACAAGAGTTATAATGGTAGCAGTGGGTATGAAACAAACGTAGACAGAATACAGGAGATAGTAGATGGCCACGATGTTATTATTTGCCACAACGCTAGCTATGATCTTGGTGGTCTTAGTAGCTATGGGATTCTTCGACTAGAGGGTAAAGAGTTATATGATACTGAGATCATGAGTAGACTTTATAATAGTTCTCTACTTAGCCATGCCCTAGATATACTTGCACGTAAGTATCTCAAGATGAAGAAAGATAATAAAGGTTTATGCGATAAGGTGCACGAGTTAGACTTATATCCTTATCTAAAGAAAGAGTTAACAGCTAAGGCTAGAGCTGAGAAGCTAGGAGAGGAATGGATAAGAGAGAGACCTGACGAGAAGAAGCTAGAGAAGTGGTGTAAGAGTAACATGGATACTATACAGGCATCATCGTTAGAGACTGTTGCTAAGTACGCTATCCAAGACGTTGAATGTACAGAGAAGTTATTCCTATTCTTTAAAGATAGGATTGATATGAGTATAGCTTTGAAGTATAGTATGGTAACACATATATGCTTAGACTATAGAAGGAGGGGGATAAGGGTAGACTTAAAGAGAGCTAGAGAGATAAGGGATGAGATGATTCCGTTGATTAAGAAGTACCATGACCAGTGCTATAAGATAGCAGGCATGGAATTCGGTATCAACTCTAGTAAGGATATGCCTATCGTCTTTGATAAGATGGGTATTGAATATCCTAGAACTGAGGCAGGTAATGCTTCCATCACTACCCCTTGGATGAGTCAGCAATCTCATCCCTTATGCAAGGCTATAGTTGAAGCACGCAAGGCACTTAAGATTGATAGAGACTTCGTTCAGAAAGTCATTGAGATACAAGAGTACACTAGCCCTGACATGGGGCAAGGTAACTATGGTCGTGTCTTTCCTGAGCTGCACATCATGCGAGCTAGGACAGGACGCTTTAGTTGCACAGGTTATAACATGCAGCAGATACCTAGCCGAGATCCCGTCTTCGGTCCGATGTGCCGCAGCATGTTTATACCAGAGGAAGGGGAGACATGGTATGCCATTGACTTCTCTAACCAAGAAGGTAGACTGCAAGTACACTATGCTAATAGACTTAAGTGTGAAGGAGCATCATTGATTGCTGCTGAGTTTAACAAAGATGCTAACCTAGATATGCATCAGATGGTGGCAGACATGGTAGGTATAGGTAGACGAGAAGCTAAAGCTATTAACTTAGGCGTTAGTTACGGCATGGGTGTAAGTAAATTAGCAGATCAACTAGGTGTTGATGTAAAAAAAGCTAAAATAATACTTGACAAATACAATACACTTGCGCCATACTTACATGAGTTAAATCAAAAGTGCATGAAAGTAATGCAAGATAGAAAGGCAATCAAGACAATAGGAGGTAGATATAGTGCTATTGATCCCGCCATGGTGATAGATGGAAGAAAGGTTAGCTTTGAGTATAAGGCATTGAATAAGCTGATCCAAGGGTCAGCGGTAGATCAGACTATTGAGGCTATGATCAATGCTTATAAGGAAGGTATCCCTGTACTATTGCCAGTTCATGATGAGCTGTGTATGAGTGGTACCAAGGAGCAGGCTATACG